TTGAGTATAAACGGCAAGGTAGTCCCGCCGAACATAACACCGCCGAATGGGTCCGGGTTCACACTGGAAGTTTGGGACGGGTCTGTCCCTGCGCCGTTGCAGTCCATTTCGTTGAATGGATACTGGTGGGGACAAGGGCAACAGCAGAATATTCAGGTAACGTATGTCACCGGCTATGTCGATACGGAAGTCGGCACCGTTGACCCAACCACGTTTCAGTATTGCCCAGACCAGCCACAGGGTTTGAATGTGTCTGACCAGGGCGTGACCTTTGCGAATGGTACGGCATTGGTGTCCGTCGCCAGCAACCCGCAGCCGGGTCAGTATGTGCCGCCGAACATGTTGGCTGGCACGGCCGAACGCAATTTCTACCAGTTCAATGCCGCAGACGCTGGTGCTGTGATTAACGTCACTTATTCGTTCGTCCCTTGGGCGGTCGAAATGTGCGCACGGGACCTGCTGGCGGAACGCTTCCAATACCGGAACCGCATTGGTCTGCGGTCCAAGACCCTGGGTGGTCAGGAAACCATGTCTTACGATATTAACACGGTGCCCAAGTGGGCGCAGCAGGTGCTGCAACCGTTCCAGAATGTGGTTCCAATCTAATGGACATATGCCCCAAGCACGCACACCTTGTGCAAGCAGAAATTGCTGCCTGGGGTTTGGAATACATGTCCGAACCCGACGACGTCGTGCGGCATTTCAAGTTCCGTCAGGAAGCCACCCGGCAGTACCCGACCATGGACACCATGGACGCCATGCACACGGCCTTCAAGGTCCTGGAACGCCTGCTGGAAGCCCAGACGGGCTATATGGAAGCCCTGGACGAAGTCGACGGGCAATGCTGCGTTTGCCACTGGGGCAGCGACGAACTGGTTCGCCAAGCCTGTCATGCGGCGGCCACCAAGGTCCGCTTCCTTCGCGGGAAGCCCAACTGAAATGTTGTCGGTCCAGGTTTCCGGCGACACCGAACTAATTGAACGCATCGGCAAAATGCCTTCTGGCGTTCACAATGCGTTGCTGCGGAAAATTACGGCGCTGGCAATTGAAATGCAGCGCAAAATTCGCGTCGACAAGCTTTCCGGTCAGGTGCTGAACAAGCGGACCGGCGCGTTGCAGTCGAGCATTTTTCAGGAAGTGTCGGACGAACGGACCGCCATTATTGCGACGGTGTCCGCTGGCAAAGACGTCCCCTATGCCGCCATTCATGAATATGGCGGGGTGACCAAGCCGCACGACATCTACCCGAAGAACGCAAAGGCGCTGCATTTTTTCATTGGCGGCAAGGAAGTCTTTGCCAAGGTGGTCCACCACCCTGGTTCGAAAATGCCGGAACGGTCTTACATGCGGTCGACCTTGGCTGACATGAAACAGGAAATTATCGACGGCATGACTGACGCGGTCCGCCAAGGTGCAAACGGCAAATGAATTACAGCCCGCAAGAAACAGCCATGGCGGCGCTGTTCGACATTGTCAAAAAATCTGCCGGGTACAAGACCACAAGCCGCAAGCTGAAGCTGTGGGGCGACACGTCCAAGGAAATGCGCCCGTGTCTTTTCATGCACGAAGTCGATGACGACGTGCAGGGTGGTAAGACCGGCATTCCCCAGGTCATAGAAATGAAGGCCAACCTCTTCATTTATACTTGGGCGCATGAAGTTGAAAACCCGGCCGGTCTTCTGAACCCGCTTATTGACGCGGTGTTTTATGCGTTGCGCCCGTCGCCGCTGACGGGCAAGCAGAATTTGGGTTTAGCGTTCGTTGACCACGCCTGGATCACCGGAAAGCTGTTCAAAGACCCCGGTGCCTTGGACGGCGACGGACTGGCAATTATTCCCGTAACGGTTCGCATGCCCGTGCCGCTTGTCTACCAAGCCATGGCCGCCTCTTAACACCTTCACAAAAGGAAGCCCCACATGACTGCCATCAATTTTGGTTCCGGTACGGTTGTCGGCCGCCGCACGGACATTTCCAACCCCACGCCGTCGTTCCTGGGAATTCTTCAGGACATTGAAATTGACTTCGACCAGTCCTTGAAAGAACTCATTGGGCAGCAAAAGGTCGCGGTCGACGTGGCCATGGCTGCCTTGAAAATTACCGGCAAGGCGAAGTTCGCCCGCATTTCGTCGTCCACCCTGCGCGACCTGCTGTTTGGCGCAGCCGCTACCGTGACGACCGGTTCAGGTCTGGGTTTCGTGGTCGGTGAAGTGAACACCAGCGCCACTACGTCCATTACCGTGACCAATGCGGCGACGTTCAAGGAAGACTTCGGCGTCTTCTACCAGTCGACCGGCGTTCAGTTGACCCGCGTGGCTTCGGCCCCGCCCGCTGGTTCATATTCGGTCAACGAAACAACCGGCGTCTACACGATCAACGTGGCGGACGAAAACAAGAACCTTCTGATTTACTACAGCTATGGCGTGACCACACTGGTTCAGTCGGTCATTGCGAACACGAACATGGGCACCGGCCCGACGTTCGAAATGTTCATCAACGAAACCTACACCAACAATGCCGGTGTGGTGAACACCTTCAACATGAAGCTGAACGCCTGCCGTACTTCGAAGCTGGCCTTCCCCTTCAAGAATACCGATTACACCATTGAAGGGTTTGACTTCCAGGCCTTTGCCGACACGTCCGGCACCATTGGCACCATTTCGACCACCGAATAATTCTAATTGGAAGGTGCTTGTCGAGGGCGCGTTCCTGCGAACCCGCTGGTAGGCCGGGCAATGTCTACTGCTTTCACCACGAAAAGGACCCCACGAATGTCTAAGTTCAAGCCTGTCCCCCTTAAAGGGGTTGTTCCGAATGACGAGTATTTGGACGGCGAAACGCCGACCGTGACTTGGAATGGTGCCGAATGGCCTGTTCCGTTGCTTGCCCCAAAGCAGAACCGTCACGTTCTTCCTGCCGTCATGCGTTCCAAGGTCACCATTGCCGACATGAAAACGGCGAAGCTTTCCGAAGAACAGTTCGACGATCTTTTGGGTATAGTCTACTGGGGGCTGAAACGCGCCCACCCGACGCTGACCCGCGAACAGTTTGACGACGTCCCCTTTTCCATGAACGACGTCATGAAGGCTTCCGAAGTGGTTGCCCGGCAGACCGGTGCCATGGCCGAACAGCCAAAGGGGGCCGGTGACGACACCACCCAGGGGGAAGCCCAGGTGGAAGACGCGACCAAGTCCCCCCAGACTGGGACGCAATAATAGCGACAGTTAGCATTTACACAGGGCTGGCACCTGACGTCCTAGAAGACCAGCTTACATGGCCGCGTCTTATGGCCTACCAGGAAAAATGGGATGTGGTGCCACCTGCTATTGTGTCGCTTTTTGCTATTGCCACGGCGAACGGCTTTAAGCACAAGCCGACCAAGGCAGCTAAGAAAAAACCCGATCCAGCTAAGTTGACGCCAACCAAACCGTCCGACAGGGCGGCGGAGTTGCAGGGTCTTTTCAAAATGTTTCCAACAGGAAATATCAGTGTAAATGTCTGACGACGTCGAAGTTAAATTTGGCGCAGACGTAAGCGACTTTGTTCCGTCGCTGAACCAATTGCGCTTTGCCATTGAAGGCTTGACCAACCCCCTTCGTGCTATTCGTAGCACGTTGGGGGACGTTGGCGATGCGTTCATTGCAGCCTTCGCCGTCGACAAAATAATCGACTTCACCAAAGCCATGGCGGCAATGGGCCTTGAAGTCCAGGACGTCGGTCAGCAGCTTGGCGAAACCGTCGAACAGGTCACCCGTTTCCAGGCCTTGGCTGAAAGCGTCGGTGTGTCTGGTGGGGCGGCCACCAACGCCCTTGAACGCATGGCCCGTGGGCTGTCCATGACGGCCCAGACCGGGTCACCTGCCCAACGGGCCATGGAAGCCCTGGGCATTGCCTACAAGGACGCTGAAGGCAACATAAAGCCCCTTCAGGACCTGCTGCCCAATATTGCGGCGCAGTTCCAAAACATGGCTGACGGTCCCAACAAGACCGCCATAGCCATTGCCCTGTTCGGTCGCGCCGGGGCCGAAATGATCCCTATTCTGGACAAGGGGACCGTGGGCATGCAAGCCATGGCCGACGAAGCCGACCGCCTGGGGGTAACCCTGGGTCAAGTCGCCGTTTCTGGCATGGTCGCGGTCGGAAACAAAACCAATGAACTTGGCGAAGCTTTCGCCGGTCTGAAGAACAAAACTTTCGAAGCGATGGAACCGTTGCTTCTGAAAGTATTGACCGTCGTAGACCAGCTTGTCGAAGCGTTCAGTCAATGGGCGTTTTCTTTTGAAACCTTCAGCAGCTACTGGGGTCCGCTTGAGACCAGTCTAAAGGAATTCGCCATTTCTGCTGGTGAATTGATTGGCAGCATAACCGAACTGGCTTCCGAAATTTGGAATTTGGGTTCAAGCACGGACGACGCGGGGAAGTCTGCGGTTACCTTCAAAAGTTTTATGCAGGACCTGACTACCCAGACGATTATGTTTTCTGCCGAAATTCGCAGGTCTGCCGCTGACGTTCAGTATTTTATCGCTAATGCTGGTGGGTTAATTGACGAAGCCAAAGCCATTTGGCTGGCCGGTCAAGGAATGTTCGACGCCGCTGGGGTGTCTTGGCGGAAGGGTGTCAAGGAACAAGCTGACGCCATCAATGCATACAATGACAAAGTCGGTGAAATTTTCGGTGATCAGGTAACTGCGGAAATAAGGAACCGCACGGTAAATTTCTTGAACTGGGAAAACGACCAGATACAAAACTTTACGACCATGCTTGAAAATATGCCTATGGTAGGCAGCAAGCAGGCCCCCGCACTTGGCGACGGCGGCGCGCAAGCGCAGAAAATTGCCGACGTAAAATTGAAGATCAAAGAACAGGAAGCGCTTGGCGAAATTGCCATTGAGTCGCAGAAGAACCAGTCCCTGTTTGCGCTTGGTCAAGAAAACCTTTCGAAGTTCATTTCGCAGTCCGAAGTGGAAGCTGGGTCGAAGCTTAATGCCGAAGTCACCTATTTCAACGCGAAGGCGGCTGCGGACGCCAAGGACAAGGCTAAGGTTCTTGAAGACTTGGCTGGGCGGCAGAAGGCTTACAACGATTATTATTTGACCATTGCCAAACTGCACACGCAGTTCTTGGTTGAAGGCGAAAAGATTGAAGCGGAAGACACACTTCGCCTGAACCAGCAGGACGACAAGCGGCTGGAAGCCAGCATAACGTCAATTCAAAACCGTTTCAAAAACCATCAAATAACGGTCGAACAAGAAGCCGCGCTTGAAATTGGTCTGACGAACAAAATTCTGAAGGAAGAAATTACGCGGCTGGAAATGCTGCAAGAAGGCCTGGACGCAGAGTCTGACGCCTATAAAAAGTACGAAGCTGAAATTGAAGCTATTCAGCAACGCATTACCGTCCAGACCATGAAGTCGAACCAGCAGGTTCAGGACAGCTATACCAAGACGGCCGACAAAATTGCGTCGACCATGACCGGCGCACTGACAAGCATGTTGACGTCGACCCAGACATGGCAGCAGCAGGTTATCAATATTTTGAACCGACTGGTAAATGTGTTCATGACGTCGGTGGTTGAACCCATGTTGAAGCAGTGGATCGCTGGCGAACTTGCGCAGGTCGCTGCGACCCAGACCGCCGAAGTGGCGAAGGTTGCGGCAAAGACGGAAGGGGCGTCCGAAGCGAATGCTTCAACCGTGGCCAGTTCTATCAAGACCATTGGGCAGGACGCAGCCAAAGCCTTCAGCGGTGTCTATGCCTGGGCTTCGCCAATTATGGGACCTTTCGCTGCCATACCTGCTGCTGCGGCGTTCACGGCCGTTATTGCCATGGAAGGTTTGGCGTCGGCGGCGGGTGGTATGGAAGTTAACGCGGACCAGCTTGTGAACGTCCACAAAGACGAAATGATCCTTCCTGCAAGTCTGTCGGACGGCATTCGCGCCATGGTGTCAAGTGGTGGTGGTCAGACCCAGGGTGGCGACCACTACAACATAAGCATTTCGGCTGTGGACGCCCAAGGCGTGTCACGCCTGTTCAGTCAAAGCGGAAGTGCTTTGGTTCAGGCTTTGGCGCGTCAGCGTCGTAACGCTAACCCGAATTTCAATAGGGTGTATGCACCGTCATGAGTAGCTCAGTCCTACCAAGCCTTCCCGGTTTGACGTGGCCTGCCAAGCGCAGTTCCATTTTCAACACGACGAAGCAGGTGAACAAGTCCGGCAAAGAAGTTCGCATAGCGAACTGGTCATACCCAAGATACCAATGGGTGTTGGACTTCAATTTCCTGCGGCAGTCTGCCGCGCCAAGCTATACCGAATATAGCCAGTTGGAGGGTTTTTTCGAAACCTTGAAGGGTGGCTTTGACAGCTTTCTGTACACAGACCCGGACGACAACATTGTAGCAGGTCAAGCTATTGCAACGGCGGTGGGTGGTTCGACGCAGAACTACCAGTTGGTGCGAACCTTCGGCGGTGCCAATACGGTTATCTATGCGCCCAATTCTGTCACCGCTGTCAAAGACAATGGTGTCACCAAGACGGTCGGCACCGACTACACCATAGGCAATTGGGGCAGCGCTAACCCTGGGCAAATTCTGTTCACCTATGTGCCGGTCGCGGGTCACGCCATCACGGCCGACTTTAGCTACTACTGGCCGGTTCGGTTTGACGACGACCAGTTGGACTTCAATAAAATGATGTCGAACTATTACGAATTGAAAAAACTGTCATTCACGAGTATAAAATGACCGACGTTCTTCCCCGTCACATGCAAGTGTGGCTTTTCCAGTTCACAGAAAACCCGCGCCCGGTTGCAAGCGTGCGCGTTGCTGCCTGGGATCGAAATACTGCCGTTCAATTGTTGTCCGAAAAACTTGGACTTCTACTGGACGCTGCGCCGTTCCACCACCCCGCGCCCGGCTGCATTTTGTCGTGCATTGGGCGGAATGACGCCATAACCGAACCACGCATTATGCAGTTCGTCACGCTGGAAGGTAAATTGGAGGTTTCAGGAACATGAAACCTTGTTCGCCAGAAATATTGACGCTGCTGACCAGTCGCCAATTCTATTTGGCCGATTGTTGGACGGTGAACTTGGTCGGCGGCACAGTGCTGCGTTATTGCAGCGGTGACGCAGACCTGACCATGAATGGGCAGATATTTTCTGCCGGTGGCTTGGTCGGACCCTATTGGGACCGCAGCAGCAATAAAGCCAAATGCCATTGGTCGACCGGCACCAGCGTGGACACGCTTACCGTCGACGTTATTCCTGGTTCTTCAACGGTGCTGGGTTCACCGTTCCTGCAAACGATCAAGCAGGGAATTTGGGACGGTGCCGAAGTTATTCTGGACCGCTTGTTCATGCCGACCTACGGCGACACCACACGCGGCCCGGTTCGCTTCTTCGTCGGTCGCATTGCCGACATTTCCGCCAGCCGGTCGCTGGTGTCCATTGATATACACAGCCACCTGGAACTGCTGAACCAGCAATTCCCCCGGAACCTTGTTCAGGTCTATTGCGTCAACAACCTTGGCGACGGTGCCTGCGGCGTTACTTTGGCCAGCTACCAGACGACCGGCACGGTGTCCGCCAGCCCTGCGCCGACCGTGGGGGGCTTCACGGCGGTCCTGGGCGCGACCATTACCGACCACTTCCTGGACCAGGGAACAATTACTTTCACGTCGGGCATTCTGAACAGCTAC